TTTTCCATCTCCAAAAACTTCTGTAAAAATTTATTAATTGAGACTGAAACAGAAAACAATTCGCACATTTTTGTTAGCGTATCATCGGAACACGCTACATCATTTTTTAAAATATATTTTAATAATTCTTTTGAATACAACTCTTTTGATTTGGATATCTCTAAAAATCCAGATATTTGGTCGTATGTAACATCAAGACCTTTTTCATCATCACTAGACACTTTTGCCCTTCCCCCAAAAAAACTTATTCTTTATCTTATCAGTAACAACTAGAGCAGAAATATATTTTACCCCGTCCTTTTCAACAAATTTTGATTTATAGCATTCTAGAAATCCATATTTTGGGGTTGGCTTCTTTTTTGCATACTTCTTCCTGGGTGGTACGGTGTTTAAATGGTTCATACACCCTTCAACAATACTGGACTTTGTCATGCCTTTAAGTTGTTCCGCTTCAAAATCTAAGTTAATTTTTACACCAACAACCCATTTTTTTGATCCATAGCCTTTAATATCCCAGAAACAAGTCCCGTGGTACCTTCCGTATTTTACTTTTTTTGAATAATTTAAAATATCTTTAAACGGCATCAAATCACATTCAATTTTAACACTATCATTCATATCATTTTCCAACTTTCAGGAAACCTTTCTTTTAAAGAGTCATAACCCCCAACAAAAGTAACTTTTCCAGTATTAAGATTATTTTCTAAAATAACTGGAACTGTCCTCCAATTATAATAAGACTTCACCTCCTCTAAAAAGCCTCTATCTTTTTCAAAATTTAAAAAAACACTATCTTGTCTTAATATTTTTAAATATTCGTTTGCCCTAATACACCAGGGACAACTTTCCCTGCCATAAACTATAAATCTACTAGCCATTTAGTATCTCCCTCTTGCTATCTCTAACCTTATCTTCTAGCTGCTCTAGCGAACCTACAACAACGACGTCCGAGCCGTTTATAGAAATAGTACAAAAATCGTGATTACCTTTTAATCCCTGAACCTTACCTTCTTTTAAAACTTTTTTAATTTCAAAATTTTCTCTAATCATAACAATGTGCTTTGCGTTAATAAAAATACTTCTTGTGGACCAGTTTTGTCCAGGGGTTTTATTTCTAGTCAAACTCCTGTTTCTAAAGACCTCTGTTAATTTTAATATCATAAACCTATACTCCTACTTTGTATACATTTTTTTCTGAGACATACCAACTTTTTCCGTTATATAGAATTTTACACATTCCTTTGCAATTGTCAACAACTAAAAATACTTTTGGTGCCTTTAAGGAAATTGATCTTTTTGCGCTAGAATTTGTAGGACAGTCAACCATTAAAGTTTCTGATGGTACGTGTATCAATGTTCCCCTTTCCATGACATTCACACATTTTCTTCACTAAGGCTTTCAGGGTGGGGCTGCTCTTGTGGGTTGGATATTGCATTTAAATAGCCCATATACATATTTGCACTGTCTGCTAGCAGCAGGTCTACTTCGTAAATTTTAACTCTTACTTCATCAATGCTTTTAATTGTCTTGTGAACAGAGTTTTCTTTAAGACTTTCAATTTCTTTCATCTTCTCACTAACAGATAATAGCCTGTCAAAAGCCCTATCAATTAGCTTCCCAGCCTCTTCTGGTACGTTTTCTAAATCAACCGTATAAGATATTTTAACTTTTGTATTTTCCATTTATTACATCCATTCAATATATGTTTTTAGTGCTTCGTTTCTATGGCGAAGCCACCATTTATAATCTAATTCAATTCCTAAAAATTCTGCCAACCTTTCACCCTCATCCCAGGCCATTATTTCTTCTCTTAAAACATCAAGACGATGATTAAAGTTGCCTCGTTTTGATCCTCCACCATATTTCATAAACGGAAATTGCTTTTTAAAGCTCTCTTTACCGTCGTTTCTAATAATGACGTGACCAGCTTCGTGTAGTAAAGTGTGTAGTCTGCACTTGAAGTTTTGACTGTTGTTGATTGTTACCTGATTACAAGAACTATAATATGCATTGTCTTCTTTCTTGCCATAAATTACATCAACATCATAGTGAATTTTAAGGTATGCCTCTATTTTAGAAATGCCTGTTTTTATAGCAAAAATTTCATTCAAGGTTGTTGTCCTTAGTTTATAATTCTATACTATCAAATTATTTTCTATAAATCAAGGTTTATCCAGGATAATTTTTTAATATGAATGCACCGACCAAGCCTATAATACTTGTAAAAAGTGTCCATATTAATTTGCTACTGGTGTTTTTCCAAGTCTCAAGGGCTCTAATTCTAGCATAAAGTCCTTCATCTGGATTGTAGACTGCTTCTTTTATCTTCGCAATATCTTCGGCCATTTCATCTTGCTTGTCTCTTAGGTGATCAATACCATTGCATAGCCTATCTAGCTTTACCTCTAACTGTATTAAACTGTCACTGTTTGGCACTGATGACTCAGACATTTGATATCCCTCCAAAAAAAACAGACATGGTAAATAGTAGACAAAATTGCCTTATTCACTTAATGATGGAAAAATTTGTGGTTATTAGAACGCTGGCCACGCTAGCAGCATTTTGAAGGGCACACCTTGCAACTTTCGCTGGATCAACAATACCACTTTCTGCTAAATTAATTAACTCTCCATTGTTGAAATCAATACCATCCCTGTTTGTTTCCAGGGTGCCTAATCGTTTTATCATCTCGTCTTTTTCAAAACCAGAGTTATCACACATTGTCAAGAAGGGTTCCATAAGCGCAAACTTTACTGCCTCCACTCCTAAAGACTGCTCAGGAGTTGCAGTTTTCACTTTTAAGACCTTCCCAATATGAGCTAAGGTAATTCCCCCTCCGGGGACAACACCCTCTTGTTGGGCTGATCTAACGGCTTCTAGGGCATCTTCAATCCTGTGCTTCTTTTCTATCATCTCTACTTCTGTTGCAGCACCAACTCGTATAACAGCAATACCCGAAGCCAAGCGAGTAATTCTTTCTTGTATTGCTTCACAAGCAGACAAATTATCATTATCTTTAATTTCAGACTTTAAAAGTTCAATTCTTTCATTAACATCATTGTAATTACCAGAACCTCCAACCATAGTCGTAGTGTTTTTTGAAATTTCAATGGTTTTACAGGAACCAAAGTCTGTGAGTGTTACATTTTTTAAATTATGTCCAGCTTGTTGTTGAAAATATTTAGCATCAATTGATAAAGCAAGATCAGACATTATATTTCTTCTTGTTTCCCCGTACCTTGGAGCCTTGATCGCCGCAACTTTCATAGAACCACGAACTGTGTTCATGATAAGGGCTGCTAAAGCCTGTCCTTCAATGTTATCAGCGACAATAACCAACGGTCTTGACTCTCTAGCAGCAATTTCAAGTGATGGTAGAATTTGATCTACAGTTTCCAAACTGGAATCCGTTACAAGCACTAGAGCGTTTTCATACCTGACAACTCCTCGGCGCTCATCAGTAACAAAGGCGGTTGCAGCGTAACCTGAATCAAACCTAAAGCCCTCTAGTAAATCTAGGCTTGTGTCTAAAGACCTGGCTTCTTCAATTGTAATAGATCCATTCTTGCCAACCTTATCAACCGCAGTTGCTATTAGTTCACCAATAGACTCATCGTTATTGGCGGAGATCGTAGCTATAGACTTAACAGTCTCAATACTTTGAACTGGACTGGCTAACTCAGATAAGATTGTCACAGCTTCTACAACTGCCTTGTCAATGCCCCTCTTTATTTCGGTCGGACTTATTTTTGCATCTTTATCTAAGATATTTTTAGAATGTTTGTAAATTGCCCTAGTTAAAACAGTTGAAGTTGTAGTGCCATCGCCGGCATCAATATTAGTTTTCGCAGAGGCTTGCTTTACAAGTTGAGCTGCTGCGTTTTCAACAGGGTCATCTAATTCAACAAAGCTTGCTACTGTAACGCCGTCCTTGGTTACAAAAGGCCTTTTCCCTTTTTCTTGCAGGATAACATTTCTTCCACGCGGGCCTAGAGTTGAAGCCACATTATCAGTTAAAACATTAACACCACTCTCAATCTTATCACTTAGCTCTTGTTTAGAGCAAAAATTTGTAGACACACATACCTCTCTTTCTTTTATTAAATTATAAACACACTTGGTGGGATTGTCAACTATTTATCTCTAACTTTTTCAGCAGCGGCTTTTGTTTTGCCAGCCTCATCAGCGGCTCGTCCAGCTTTTTGTTTCACTTCTTTGTCGCTCTTGGTAACATAGAGTAAATCTACAACCTGTTGATTTAGATCTTGTAGTGTTGATAGAAGCATTTCAAATTTATTGTTTAACGCTTGTAGTATCGCTTGAGTCTTGGCTTCTATATCGCCAAAATTAATGGTTCCCAAGTGTTCCATTCTTATCTGTTCTGATATTTTAGATAACGATCCACGAAACTGCGTTTTAGTTCCATCTGTCACATAGTTTGGTAAAAGCTTTTTATTTTGTTCAGTTATTGTAAAGGCTAAAAATTCAATTCCATTTTCTAACTTATTGGCTACAATGTATTCAAATTTTTGATACTTATCAAGAGTATAGTCTAAATTTTTTATTGAACCCTTAATGTCTGTTTTGCCAGTAGCAATAAATTTAAGAGACACTGGTCTTCCAGGAAACTCAATGTCTACTAGATTGTTCTTTTCTTCACCTGTAGCAGGAGGAAGTCTCCGTCCACCAAAAGTTATAGCCATTAACACTTCAAACAAGTATCCTGATACAACTTTATTAGTTTTAGTTTGAGAAAGATTCCAAAACATTCTTAAAAGCTGAAGCCTGGAGATCGCTTCTGAGTGATTTGTAACGTCCACATTCTGGTTAGAAATAAAGTTATTAATTTTGTCAATAAACTGTCCGATATTTGAAATGTCTCTAGGCAAGTTTACGGCAGATAGAGCTTTATTGAATTTGTTTTTATCCGAAGGGTTAACGTTGTCTATACTGAGCCACCTGGCATCTAAGGCAAAATCGGGTATTAAAAGCTTTACTTGCTTAGGCGCTTTCTGTTTTTCCTCTAGGATATGCTCTATGTCTTGTTTTCGTGTTATAACCTCGCTCACGAGATCAAACAATACGCTTTGTCTTTGCTCATACAAACTTGCAACTTTATCAAACTCAGACATTTTAGAACCTCTTTAAATAAGTAGTATTAAATAATTTCATCTGCTATACCAAATTCAATTGCCTGTTCTGCTGAAAGGTAGATATCAACATGTTTTTTAAACATTCTTTTTATCTCTCTTTCTGACAAACTTGTTTCAGTCTCAAGACACTTTATGTATCTATCCTGCATCCATCTAACTTCTGCAATTTCATTTTCCATATTCGTAAGTGTGCCTTGGTAGCCACCCATCACACTGTGTAGCATTATTCTACAGTTTTGACCAATTTTTCTTTTCCCTTTTGTACCGGCAGCCAAGAGTAATACACCTGCTGACATAACTTTGCCCAGGCCAACGGTTTCCAGGTCACACGTTTCTTTAAGGTGCCTCATCATATCATAAACAGAAAACATTTCTGGCGCTGAACCGCCAAGCGTTGAAACAATCATTTTCACTGGCTTACTCTCTTTGATTATTTCTGATTCTAGATCGTCGGGATCTGAAAGCCTATAAGAGGTGGCGTTGTCTTTGAAGTAGGACAGCGCCGATACCACATCGCCACAGAGCTTCTCTGTAACGTCACCATAAAAACATATAGTCCTCATATCTTCTGGTGGTGTTAAAGTTTCTAGAATTTCATATTGTTTGCTTTCTTTTTCCAAGTTACTTTTCCTTAATGTTTAGATATTCTAAAGCTTCTTTGATTGGCATAAATTCAAATTTTTCACGTTCCCTTTCAGGGACGGAACTTAAAACAGTGTAGAACACTGTCTCCTTCCAGGTTTCTAAAAACTTTTCGTCTTTCCTTATTACAGAATTAACAAGGGCATCTGTTAGCTTATCTGAAAGGTGCATACACCCGTGCTTAACTTTCATTGCATTCTCCATTTCTGTGTGAAGTGAATGAATAAGCACGCTGTTTACTGCGGATATCGTGCGGTATGTTTTTTTAGTTTCGCTGAAACTTATAGCTTTTTCAACTATTGAATAAATAATAGAACCTAGTAGAAACCAAATTAAATACTCTAGCATAATTGTATAATATCAGCTATGAATGTAAATTTTCAATTTTTATTTAGACAACTTTCTGATGAGTGCCTCTTTTACAATTCTAGACTTAACTCTTTCTGCGATAGTATTTACCATCTCTTCAAGCTTATCCTCATCTAGATCACTCTCCATCATTGGATCATCGTCTTCTTCTTCCATCATTGGGTCATCTTCGCCCATATCAGGGTCTTCACCCATATCAGGACCATCACCACCATCTGGGTCTGCGTCAACGATTTGCTGGAGGACTGCTATTGATGTTCTAATGGCATCTAGGTCAGATTCAGGAATCTTGACTTCTGCTTCAACACCGTCATCTTCCATTGGCTCATCATCCATCGCTGGTTCGTCTTCCATTGGATCGTCTTCGCGAGCATAGTCCATACCGCCCTCTTCCATTGGCTCATCTTCATCTTCACGAGCATAGCTCATGCTGCCCTCTTCAAGCTCTTCATCTGATGATTCTTCCATCTTCTTCTTATCGTCTTTCTCATCATGTTCTGCTTCTTTCTTGAGGTCCTTTTCGTCTTCCCTCTTGCCGCCTTCTTGAAGCTCGTCTTCCTCTTCATTGATCTCTTCACCAAACTGGTAGTCCATCTCATTGATGGCGCCAACGTTAGCCAACTTCCAGAATCTTCTGACCGTGCTTTCGTTTAGGATTGCCTTTTTCTTCATTTTGTTTTCTCCTAGGTTCTATTTTAATGAATAAAAAACGACTAAATGTTATAGTCTTTCAATATAAGTAGTTCTCGTAAGTGTAAAAAGTTACTGTTTTTTTGACAATACATTATGCAGTTTTCTCATAGCAGCTTGTTCTATTTGTCTTACTCTGACAAAACTAATACCTAGTCTCCTTCCAACTTCTTCTAGTGTCATTGCACCATTTTTCTTAATCGCTTCGTACATACAGTTGTTGTCTTCTGGTGAGTCTATCCAGGACCTATCTGATTCAATCTTTTTACGTTTTTCTTCTTTAGTCATACTTCTCCATGTTCTTGGGCTATTAAATCAAAAATTTTATCTCTCTCTTTTTCAGTTAGATTGAACATGCTTTCTAATTCATAACCCTCTTCAATTAGTTGTTTTGTTTTGTTTATTTTAGATTTACCCTGATTTGAAATACTAAATTTCATATGGTGTATAAAATCAATAATTCTCTCGTCTTTTTCTAAATAGCCTGTTATAATAGACTGAAAAAAGGCAGATTGTGTTAGGCCATCGTGCCTTAGTCTTATAATTAATTCTGCATGCCTTTTGTCAGAATCATAAAATATTATTTTTTTACCTGATTGACCGTATTTATATTTTTTATTTGACATTTAATATGTGAGTGT